TAGAAGCTTTTGCATATTTAAAAGGACCCATGGATATGTACAAACTGTATCAAGAGAAGTATAATATGGCATTACAAGGATTTACGTTAGAACAAACAGGTCGAAGACGTAGAGACGAGTATCAAGATGGAACGTTACGAATTAAAGTACCGTCACCATCACCATAATAAATTTATAGGAGAATAATTATGACATTAAGTATAGACCAAGCGGTTTGTAATAGTTTTAAATCAGAACTATTAGGAGCTGTACACGATTTTGATTCTGGTTCAGGACAAGTTTTTAAATTAGCACTTTATCAATCAAACGCAGTATTAAACGCTACAACAACTATATACAGTGCATCAAATGAAGTTGCAAACACTGGAACTTATGCAGCAGGCGGAGGAATATTAGCATCACAAACAGTTTCATTAGATGGTTCAGTAGGAATAGTAGATTTTGCAGATTTATCTTTTACAGGAGTTACATTAAGTGCACTTGGTGCAGTAATATATAATTCATCAGCAAGTAATAAAGCTGTTTGTGTATTAGATTTTGGTGCTGTTAAAACAGCTACATCAGGAACATTTACAATTCTATTTCCAGCATTCACAAGTGCAGCAGCTATATTAAGAATCGCTTAATTTTAGGAGGGCCAGGTGGCAGATATTACAGTAGAAGTATCGTCAGCTGGCCTAACCGCCTACGGAGCAGGCACGTGGGACTCTTCATCTTTTGGTGGCGATAGCGTCACAAACGTTTCCATTGGTACAGTAGAAGCTTTTTATCCTGATGAAGGATGGGGAGGGTATTACTGGGGTTATCTAGTTTGGGGACAAAATTTTGAAGATGTTTCAATCAATGTTACAACTCCTACTATTCAATCTTCAGTTGGAAACGAAACTATTGAAGGAAACGGACAAGTTACACTATCTACAAATTTATTAAACGCAGTTGCTGGTACTGTTTCTGCTCAAGCAAATTTTATAAGTGCTGTTACAGGAGTTAATTTAAATTCAACTGTTAATTCTGTTTTTGCTGGAGAAAATGTAATTGTAGAAGTTACAACTCCTGGTGCTCCAACAACATGGGGACAAGGATCTTTTGGACAATATGCTTGGAATCAAATTACCGGTTCTTCTGCTGATTTAGGTGAAGAAACAATTGAAGGTACAGGATCTCTTAATTTAACAGGAGTTCAATCAAATACTTCAACAGGCACAATTTTACTTACAGCAGATGCAAATGTAACAACATCTACAAACATATTAAATCTAACAGTAACTTCAATATCAGCTACAATAGGTGTTGATGTTGAAGTGACTTCACCAGGTAATTTACCATGGGGAGCAACTTCTTGGGGTAATGGTTCTTGGGGCAATATTGGTGGAATGTTTGTTTCTCAAGGTGCTGAAGAAGAAGCTACTCCAGGAGTGGAAGTTTTTGTATCAACTAATTTATTAACATTAACTTTAACATCAATTGCTCAAATCACTGCAGGTGCTAATATTACAGCAAATACTAATCTATTAACAACAAGTTTAGGTAATGAAGATGCTGTACCAAATACTATAGTTACTTTATCTACAAATTTATTAAATGTAAGTGTTGGAGCTGCCTCTGGTGAATTTACATCTACAGTAAGCCCTACTGGTGTAAGCGCTACAACTTCTACAGGCCGTGTGTTTATAGCGGCTTGGGCAGTAGTAGATATAGGGGTAACTAATACTTGGAGTGTGGTTGACATAGCGGCTTAATGAAACTAAAATTAGATATATTTAAAATTTAAGAGGAATTCTTATGGCATCAACCTATTCTACAGATCTTAAGCTAGAACTAATGGCTACGGGTGAAAACTCGGGTACATGGGGAACAAAAACTAATACAAATTTAAACTTATTACAACAATCAATCGTTGGATATCAATCCATAGCACTTACATCTACTAACACAACTTTAGCAATGACTGATGCTACAATATCAGAAGCTAGAAATGCTGTTATTAAATTTACAGGAACATTAGCAGCAAACGCTACTGTTTATGTAGCTTCAGGAATTGAAAAAACATATACTATAGATAATGCAACTACTGGAGCATATACACTTGCTTTAAATCAAGTGGGTGGAGCTTCAGCTATATTTGGAGCAACTGATAAAACAACTAAACTCGTTTATTTAAATGGAACTGATGCAGTAGATTTAGCATTTGTAAATTTAACAGCACCTCAAACATTAACTAATAAAACTTTAACATCTCCAGCATTAACTAATGCAACAGGTAGTTTAAGTTCTCCTACAATAACAACTCCAATCATAGCACAAATTAATGATGCCAATAGTAATGAAGAATTAATATTTACAGCAACAGGTTCTGCAGTAAATGAAATAACCCTTGCTAATGCTGCAACTGGTAATAATCCAAATTTTACAGCATCGGGTGGTGATGCAAATGTTGGTATTAATTTTACACCAAAAGGAACTGGTGCAGTTACATTTAATGGTACTGGTAAAATTCAACAAGTAAAAGAAAAAGTTTCTGTTTATACAACAGCAACTACAGGAACAATTAACTATGATTTCTTAACTCAAGCCGTTGAATATCATACTGGTACAGCAACAGGTCAATTTACATTAAATTTAAGAGGAAGTTCTGCAACTACTCTTAATAATATTATATCCGTAGGAGAATCAATGACGGGTGCATATTTAAATACTAATACTACGTTTTATGTTTCTACTATAACAATAGATGGATCTTCTACAAACGTTACTATTAAATGGCAAGGTGGATCTGCTCCTACTGCTGGTAATACTGGGATAGATACTTATTCATTCACTGCTATTAAAACAGCAACAACACCAGCCTATACAATTTTAGCGTCGCAAACTCAATTTAATTAAGGAGATTTTGTAATGCCTATTAACTCAACACGTGGAGCTGGTTCAGCAAAAGGATTTGGTTTTACTGCTGGAGCTAAACTAGTTGAAATTGATTATTTAGTAGTAGCTGGTGGTGGAGCTGGTGGAGCTGGTTATGGAGGAGGAGGTGGCGGAGGTGCGGGAGGATATCGTGCATCTGGTTATGGTCCTGCCCCATTACAAGGAACTGCTGCAAAATTAAAATTAGGTACATATCCAATAGTAGTTGGTGGTGGCGGTGCCGCATCATATACTAGAGGAGAGGTTTCATCTTTTTCAACAATTACATCAGCTGGTGGCGGAGTTGGAGCACATGGAAGCATAGCTCCTGCCGATGCTCCTGGAGGATCTGGAGGCGGAGCAGGTTATGGTCCTGAACCAGGTGGAACAGGAAATACACCACCAACAAGTCCCCCACAAGGTAATAATGGAGGCCCTACAGTAGGTGGTAGTAACTCACAAGCAGGTGGCGGAGGAATGGGATCAACTCCTGCTGCTAATAATAATACTGGAGGAACTGGTGTTCCAAATACAATTACAGGAAGTGATGTAACTTACGCAGCAGGTGGAGGCGGAGGTAGAGGGGGTACAGGAGGATCAGGTGGTTTAGGTGGTCCAGGAGGATCAGGTGGTCCAGGTAGTCCAGCTCCTGGTATTGGTTGTGGTGGAGGCGGAGGAGGAGATGGCAACGTTCCTGGAGGAAATGGTTCTGGAGGAATTGTTGTTGTAAGAGGTCCATCAATTAGATCTTTTTCAGTAAGTCCTGGAACTAATACAACTTCTACAGCACCTAATGGAGATAAGATTGCAACATTTACAGTTACTGGAAATTTAACAATTTCATAATATGGCTCATTTTGCTGAATTAGATATTAATAATAAAGTTTTAAGAGTATTAAAAGCTTGTAATCAAGACATTATAAATAATGGTGGAGAACAATCTGAACAAGCCGCTTTACATTTTCAATCTATAGTCAAATTTAGTGAAAACGGTGTTAAATGGGTTCAAACTTCTTATAATAATAATTTTAGAAAACAATATGCTGGAATTGGTTATACATTTGATCCAGTAAAAAATAAATTTATATCAATACAACTATTTGCATCTTGGTCGTTAGACGCAAATGACGACTGGAAAGCTCCAGTTGCATATCCAACAGTTACGACTTATGGAGACAACATAAACTATCTTATTTCTTGGGATGAAAATGAACAAAGATGGTTAGGTAAAGATGCTCAAAATAATGAATTTGTTTGGATACCCTCATCTTTATCTTGGATTTCTACAGGAAACTAATCTTTACTTTTACATAAAAATTTAATATAAATTACGTAGAATGAATCTACAGAATTATTATTATTATTTTCAAAATGCATTAACACCTAGATTTTGTGATCAGTTAGTTAAATATGGAACTGCTCAACAAGAACAATTAGCACTCACTGGTGGACAAACAATTAAAACAGAAAAAAATAAATCTTTATCTAATGAAGATTTAAAAGATTTAAAAAAGAAAAGAGACTCAAATGTAGTTTGGTTAAATGATCCTTGGATTTATAAAGAAATACATCCTTACATTTATCAGGCAAATAAATTAGCAGGCTGGAATTTTGATTGGAATTGGTCAGAATCATGTCAATTTACAAAATATAAATTAAATCAATTTTATGATTGGCACTGTGATTCATGGGAAGGACCATATAATGATCCAAAAAATTTAAATATGCATAATAAAATTAGAAAATTATCAGTTACATGTTCATTATCAAGCCCTGAAGAGTATGAAGGAGGAGAATTAGAGTTTGATTTTAGAAACACTGATCCTGATAAACCATCTATAAGAAAATGTGCTGAAATTGCATCACGTGGGTCAATTGTAGTATTTCCTTCTCATGTATGGCATAGAGTTAAACCAGTAACAAAAGGAGTAAGATATTCATTGGTTGTTTGGAATCTTGGATATCCGTTTAAATAAAATATGAGTTTTAAAAAAAATAAATATATAATTATAAAAAAAGCTATATCAGAAGAACTTTCTAAATTCTGTCATGAATATTTTATGATGAAAAGACAAGTAGCAAGAACTATGTTTGACACACGGTATATTAGTCAATTTACAGAATACTTTGGTGTTTGGAATGATCAACAAGTTCCAGAAACCTATTCACATTATTCTGATATTGTAATGGAAACATTACTTGTAAAACTTTTACCAATCATGGAAAAAGAAACTAAATTAAAATTAAACCCGAATTATTCATATGCTAGAATTTATAAAAAAGGAGATGTATTACATCGTCATAAAGATAGATTTTCATGTGAGATATCTACAACATTAAATTTAGGAGGAGATTCATGGCCTATATATTTAGAACCTTCTGGAAAAGAAGGATTAAAAGGAATTAAAGTAGATTTAAAATCTGGCGATATGTTAGTTTATAAAGGTAGTGAATTAGAGCATTGGAGAGAACCATTTAAAGGTAAAAATTGTGCTCAAGTATTTTTACATTATAACAATTTAAATACAAAGGGAGCTAAAGAAAATATTTATGACACACGTTTACATTTAGGACTTCCAGTTTGGTTTAAATCTAAAATTAATGATAATAATAAATAAAATTAAAAATAGTAAAAAGATTAATAAAGAATTATTAAAATTAATAGAGGAAATTAAAAACCCTTATGTAGATGAATTAGGTAATAATGTATCAAATACGGATTGGTCTTTACCTAAAGATTATAAAAGAAAATATTTAGATTATTTTATTGAAATTATTAAACCTTATTTATATAAAATAAATAAAAAATTAAATTCTAAAGAATTTATAATACATAACTTTTGGTTTCAACAATATTTAAAATTAGATAAACATTCATGGCATACACATGAAGGTGCTAATTTTACTAATATTTATTTTGTAGAATTACCAGATAATTCTTTAACGACTGAAATTTTTAAATATAAAAAAATAAAACTTAATGAAGGAGATTTATTAACTTTTCCAGCCTATTATTTTCATAGATCTCCAATAAATAACACGAATAAAAGAAAAACAATAATATCTTTTAATAGCTCTATAAACGGTTTTATAAAATAGAATTACTTTCAATTAAAGGATACAGTAATTGATCTTCTTTAAAAAATATTTTTCTAAAAAAAGTTATTAAAGTTAATCTGTCTTCTTCTTTATTTTTAATATCCTTAAAACTTTGTGAAGAATGAAAATGATGAGCATCAAAAATTACCATTCTATTTGGTTTTGAATTAACTCTTATTGTTTCATTAAAAAATTTATTATTTTCAATACAAGCCTCGTGTGCTTCTTTTCTCTTTTTTTGATTGTTTAAATCTGCATATGATATTTCTTTTTTAGAATTAAATTCTTCATTAGCATGTGGGAAAAATTCTTTTTTTAAAGAATAAAAATTTGTTCCGCAGTCTTCATGTGAAGATAAATAAATAATAGCAGTAAAATCACAAATTTGATGATCCGTATGAATAAATCCAAGATCATAGTTATTGGGTTTAATAAATTGAAATCTTTGATCAGCAATAAAACTAATTTTTCTCCAATCAGAAGGGTACATTGTGGCAAGAATTTTTGAACACACACGTTGAAAAAAACTAGAATTAAATAAATGCATTGGTTTTGATCTTTCTCCTGGCCAAGCTCCATCTACAGCTATTTCACGATCATTTATTGATAATGCGTAATCTTTAACTCCAGCTAAATTTTGGAAAAAATTATCAGCAATTAATATTGGATATTTCATTATTTATTGTTGCATACTATACTTTTTTTATGTAAAAGCAATATTAAATATACATTAGTTTAAAATGAAAATAGCAGTAATAGGTGCAGGTACAGTAGGAGTAATGTCTGTTTTACATTTTTTAAAATATATTCCTAATTCAGAAGTCACTTGTATATATAATCCAGAGAAAAAAATTTTAGGTATCGGAGAAAGCAGTACAATTGTTCTTCCAGAATTATTATGGAACTCTGTTGGATATAATGTTTTTATTAATTCTAATGAATTAAGTTCTACAGTAAAATTGGGAGTCTGTTATAAAAATTGGAGAAAAAAAGATTTTATAAGTCCTATTCTTCCAACTAAATATGCCATGCATTTTGACAATTTTTCTTTATCAGAGAAAATGTTTAATAGAGCCAAAAAAATTTATGGTAAAAATTTTATAATTTTAAATAAAAATGTAAAAGAATTAAAACAAAATAATAAAGAAGTCACAGTTTTTTTTGATAAAGATGAAAAAGTATATGATTATGTAATTGATTGTAGAGGATACCCAGAAGACTATTCTGATTATCATATGTGTACTTCACTACCTTTAAATAGGGCTTTTGTTAATTTAATACCAGAACCAGGTCATTGGAATTATACATATCACCATGCACATAAAAACGGTTGGATGTTTGGAATTCCTTTAACTAATAGACAAGGTTGGGGTTATTTATTTAATGATCAAATAACTTCTGAACAAGAAGCTATTGATGAAATTAATGAAATATTTAAATCAAATAAAAGTAAAAAAGATTTAAGAGATTTTAAATTTAAACCATTTAGATCAAAAAGTTTTTTAAATAATAGAATTATAAAAAACGGTAATAGGGCTATATTTTATGAACCTTTGGAAGCACTGTCTGGTTCTTTTTATGATAGTATTAATAGATTTTTTTATGATTATATAAATAAAAACATGGAGCATGAAACAGTAAATATACTTCTTGATGAAAGAGCAAAACAATATGAAAATTTTATTGCTTGGGTTTATAATCAGGGCTCTATCTATAATACAAAGTTTTGGAAACATACAAATAAAATAACAAGTAAACATTTTAAAAATAATTCGACTTGGAATATTACAAAAGAATATTTA